CCTTGCCGCCCCCGCCGCTGCTGGTGGTCTCGGTGTGCGCGATCGGCGTGAAGTCGCCGTACCACATCAGGTTGCCGGGGATGCGCGTGCGGCCATACACCAGCGGCAGGGCCATGCCATACGCGGATGTCTGAATGCGCAGGCCGGCCGCAACCGGATCGACCGTGCTGATCGTGGTGCCGCCGCCGCCGAACAGGCCGCTCATGGCGTGGCCTCCTTCAATGTCCAGAAGCTGTCGACGCGGCCGATCAGCTCGACATCGTTGGCGGCATCGGCCTCACCCACTTTGCGCCGGATGTACGCATGAATCACCGTCGGCCAGGCAATCACGATCGCGCCGTGGCTGCTGCAATGCCCGAAGCGAAACATGGCGATGTCGCCCGGCTGCGGATCGTCGGTGCGATCGCAAAACTTCTCCAGCATCTCGAGGTAGCGCTCTTCGTTCTGGTGAAAGTGCCAGTCGGGCGGGTAATAGCCGGTGTCGATATCGGGGATCAGCCCGCAGGCGTGATAGACGCCGATCAGCAACTGCGCGCAATCGACGCCCGCGCCCTTGACGCGCGCGAGGTGATGGAAGGGCGTGCCCAGCCAGGTCCGCGCCTCGGCGACGACGGCGGCGCGCTGCTCGGGCGTCATCGCGCGGTCTCCTGAATGCGCTTCGCCGCAACCCTTGCGGTTCTAGCCGCGTAGTAAGCCTTGCGCTCGTCCGGCGACATGGACTCGACGAAGCGGCGCAGTCCGGCGCCGATCTTCGCCTTGTCAGCAGCAGCATGCGGTATGCCAGTACGGCGATTATTACCAACAAGACCAGCCGATACCTTCTTGCTGATCTTTTCTTTCACCTCATCACTCCAGGCTTTCCCCGTATTGTGCGGAACAACCTGCCCCTTCTTGAATTGCGTTGCCTGTACCGCAACCTTCCCAGAATCCGTCCATGGGCGCGGCTTTCCTTTCAGCGCAGCGCTGATCTTGTGCCCCCACGTAACCGGACGGCCGCGAAAGGCATCCGATACTTTTTTCCGTGACTCATCTGAAAGCCAGCGCCCGCCATTGCCGCCTGCTGTCTTATTCTGAAGATCAACATCTTCGGCAAGAAAATGAGCAATCCATTTTTGCTCTGCATCACTAAAGCCATCACCAGAACCGCTCTCAAGAATTTCATGCACAAACCCTGCGCCGAACATCTTTCGATGCTCACGTAGTCGGCGTTCCATAGAAAATGACCGACCGACATAGAACACCCTGTCGGCTTTCTTGAGCGCGTAAATAACCCAATTCGTGGCTTTCATCTGGCCATTTCCACCATCGGAATAAACGGAAAGCCCCGGAAGGCCGTCAGGTTGGCGAACTTGCTGGTGCAGGTGGCCTGCGTCTTGTCGCAGCCGGGGTAGGCGGTGAAGACGTCGCCGGCAGCCGGCACCATCGGCAGCGGATTGAGCAGCGTGAAGTTGCCCGGCGTGTACGCCTTGACCGAACGCTTGGTGCCCGCCAGCGCGCCGCTATCGAAGCGCACATAGCCGAGGTCGAACCAGCCGGCCGCCTGCGCCAGCGCGCAGGCCAGCGTAGTGCGCGTGGCGCTGGTGACCGTGCCGCCGACCGCCACGGTGGCGCGATTGACGCCGCAGTCGGCATCGTAGAGCGTGTGCAGGCAGCCGGCCTGATAGAGGTTGCGCGGAATCTTGACGTTGAGCAGTTCGAGGTCGGAGCGCACCGCCGCGGCGATCTCGGTGCGCGACATCGAGAAGTCGGACCAGCGGCCCGAGAAGTTGATGTAGCCGCCGACGATGGCGCCGGCCGCATCCATGAAGACGCGGTCGAGCCGCACCAGCGCGCCATCGAGGGCGCCCGAGGCGGCGGCGGCCAGCCAGGCCTGGCTGCCGGCCATGTGCGTCGGGCCGGGATGGATCGTCAGGTCGAGCGTGTCGACCTCGACGCCGATCACGGTACGCACGCGGCTGCGCTCGATCAGAGGGCCATTGGATGAGTAGGTCTGGCCGTAATACACCTGGTCGGCATCCCAGCTCGTGTAGCGCAGGAGCGTGCCGCTCACCAGCGTGAAGGTATAGAGGTCGGCCATCATGAACTGCTGGCTGCCGTTGAGCAGGTCGATGAGGGCCTGCGGCGCGGTCTTCACAGCTTGTTCCCCAGGCAGCCGAAGAAGGAGATTTTCTTGAGGCTCCACAGATCCTGCAGGAAGCCCTCGAAATCCTCGCTGTCGCGTTCGAAGCGGCAGCGGTAGTAGTAGCTGCCCGTCCAGGTCAGGGCCGCGCCGTTGGCCGGCGCGGTGGCGAAGGTGACCAGCCCGTTGCTGATGGTGTAGCCGCTGCCGAGCGTCTGCAGCACGCCGGCCTTGTAGACGGACGGGTTGCCGTTGAGATTCATCACCGGCTCGATGTCGCCGCCGAAGCTGCGCACCAGCTGGAATTGCGTGGTCGCGCCGTCGCCGGTGCCGAAGCTCTGCGCCGTCACCGCGTTGTCGAGCGGGTCGGTGTAGAGGAAGCTGTCCCACGAGCCCTTGCGCGCGTTGAAGAAGCCCAGCAGCGTTTGCAGCTCGGCATTGGTGCTGTCGGCGCGCAGGAAGTCGTGCGTCAGCGTGAATTTGTAGAGCGGGTATTGCCGGAAGGCGGCGCGCAGTTCACGGCCCGAGACCGCCTGCTGCACCGTCGTCTTCCAGATCGGCGCCTTCGGCTTCGGCCAGGCCACCCCGGCGAGGGTCGGGAATACCGCGTTGCCCATCTAGCGCCCCTTCACCGGCGTGAAATTGCGCGCCAGTTGCCGCAGCCCCGGCGCCAGCGCGTGGCTGTTGCTCTTGAGGTAATCGCGGAACGAGCGCGCATCCGTCGCCGTGATATGGTAGTTATTCACGGTAGTCGGCGCTGGCGCGACGGCACCTTCGTCGCCCGCCATGCGGCGCACGGCATTGGCCAGGTGCCCAGGCAGCACCATCTCCTCTTCGTGCAGCTGCGTGAGCGGGTTCAACCCCTTGGGGATGTCGAAGCCGCCGGCCGCGCTCTTGCGCTTGCCGCCGAGCGCCATCACCGCGGCGAACACGGCGGCCATGGCCGCCAGCGCCAGTGCCGGGCCGACGATCGGGATCGAGGCCTGCGAGGCGGCGGCGCCCGAGCCGGCTTCGGCGGCATTGGCGGCAACGACGGCGGTCGATTCGTCCGTCTTGATGCCGACCGTTGCCGCCGAGGATGCGGCTTCGATGGCCTTTTCCTGCGCGACGAATCCCATCTTGACGGCAAGCATGCGCGCCTGGCTGGCCAGCCACTCGCCGAGCGGCTTGGTGATCAGGTTGGTGACGAAGCTCTGGTAGATGCCCTGGAAGATGTTGCCGAGCGCCTGACGCAGCGAGGTGGCCGAAGTCAGCAGCGCATTCGCCATCTGCCCGAACGAGGTGCCGAGATCGTCGAACAACCCGCCCAGGCCGCCTTGCTGCTTCTGGCCCTGCATGATCTCGCCGCGCCGCAACTGGTAATTGCGCTCGACTTCGAGCATCTGTTCCTTGATGCGCGCCAGTTCAGCCGGCGAAGCGTTCGGGTCGCTCTTCGCCAGTTCCAGCCGTTCGAGCAGCGCCTGGTATTCGATTTCGAAGCGGCGGCGGGCGAACTGCTCCTCGAGCACCAGCAGCTCGCGCTTGGTCATCTCGCCGTTTTCGCGGGCGAAGTTGGCCTGCTGTTCCTCGTACTGGATCTGCGCCAGCGACGCGGCGCGGCGGCTGTCGACCATCACGCCGTCGAGGTCGCGCTGTTCCTTGGCGGACTGGCGGCGGATCTCCAGCTCCAGCGTCGCGGTGCGCTTGGCGATGGCCACGCGGTCCTTGCTGGTCAGTTCGAGGTTCTGCTGCACCTCGCGCCAGTAGGCCAGCTCCTGTTCCTTGCTGAACTGGCGCAGGGTGTTTTCCTGCTCGAAGGTGGCCTTGCGCAGGGCCAGTTCCGCTTCGTAATACTGCATGAAGCTGGGGTCCGGCTTTTCCTTCTGTTCCTTTTCCTTGATCAGTCCGGTGGCCGACTTACCCTGCTTGCCCGGTGCCGCGACATCGGTGCCCTGTGCGAACAGCGCCCACATCTTGTCGCGCGCCTCGGTGGCGGTGGCCAGGATGTTGTCGAAGGACTGATTCCACGCCGCCGACCACACCTTCGGGATATTGACGATCTCGGCCTTGGCCCCTTCGAAGTCGCCCTGCAGAAGTTTCCAGAAGGCCACCGTTACCGCGCGGATCGGCTCGGCCACCTGCACCACGGCGGCGTTGATGAGGTTGAAAGCCACGCTGGCGGCCGTCTTGAGGCCCCAGAACAGCGACACCAGCCCGCCGATGGCGCCGCGAATCACCGTGATGGCCGCCGGGCCGATGGCGGCGAACCAGTTGCCCATCTGCGTCAGCACCGGCATCAGCGCGTTGCCGATGGTCTGCTTGAGCCCTTTGAGCACCAGGTTCGACTTGTCGCCGGCGTCGTCGAAAGCCTGCCAGGCCGCCACGCTCTCCTGGCTGGTGACTAGCCCGAGCGAGCGCATCTGCTCCTCGACGCCCGCGACCGCTTCCTTGTTCATCTCGGCGAGGTTCGAAGTCATTTCGAAACCCTTGCCGAACATCGTCTGGCCGGCCAGCGCGCGGTCGGTGCCGGCGCGGTACTGGTTCAGCAGGCCGATCGCGTCGAGCGTCAGGTCGTTGAGCGGGCGCAGGTTGCCGGCCGCGTCGCGCGTCTGGAGCCCCATTGCCTGCAGGCCGCTCTCGTTTTCGCGCAGCTGCTTGGCCAGCCCCTTCGCCGCGCCAAGGAATTCCTCCTGCGAGGTGTTGCCCTGGTCGAGCGCCTCGCGCAGCACCGATGCTTCGCTGGCGGAAACGCCCAGCGCGCGGCCAAACTTGATGCTCTCCTCGGATGCCTGCGCGGCCTGCCGCACCGCCTCGGCGAACACGGCGCCGCCGGCCAGCAGCGCGCCGATGGCGACGAACTTCTCCTGCAGCTGCCCGAGCGGGCCGGCCATGCGCCCCAGCTCGCGCTCGCCGTCGTTGCCGAACTGTTTGAGGGCGTTGCCGGCCTCGCGCAGCTTCTGCCGCAGCGGACCGACGTCGCCGTCGAGGGTAATGTTGGCGCGGTTGTCGTCAGCCACGGCTAGAGGTCCAGGAAGGCCAGCAGCGGATCATCGGGGCGCCCCTCCTGCACCGGCAGGCCGGCCGCCGCAGCTTCGCGCAGGGCCTCCTGCGGTGAGCGTGTAGACGTGTGCACCCGCGGCTCCGGGATGCCCAGCTCCAGCGCGATGCGCTTGAGCTGCACGGCCGGCGGCGGCACCTGCGCCCACAGTGCGGCGAGGGCATTGACCTGCGGCAGCGTCACGCATTGGTCGACGTGCTCCCAGGTCCAGCCGGTGGCGCTGACGACGACGGCGTAAAGCTCGTCCCAGTCGAGCTCGCCAGCGTCGCCAGCAGCTTTCCCAGGTCGGCCCCGCCAGCCTCCATCTGTAGCAGGCCATTGACGCGCGCGATCGCCTCGACCACCGGCGCGAGTTCCCACAGCGGCACGGTAAGCCGCTCGATGGCGGCCGGCGGAAGGCGCAGGCCGAGGGCCAGCACCTGCACCAGGTCATCGTAGAGCGCCTCGTCGATCTGCCAGGCGGCGAAGCGCCGCGAGCAGCGGATCAGCGCCGGAACCAGGGTACGCGCAACGCCAAGCGGCACGGCGCGCACCACGCAGACGCGGCCTTCGAGCACCACGTGCGGCACGCCGGCCAGCCGCAGCAGCAGCCGGCGCGACCACAGGCCGCGCAGGCGGGCGCGCAGGCGCGTCGCGACGCCCGCGCCGGACGCTGGCGCGAGGGTAAGCGCGGTCATCAGGACTGCTTGAACAGGCTGATGTAGCCGAGCGAACCGGCGGCGTCGGCGAAGGCCTCGGCCTCGAAGTCGTAAATCGCGAAATCGTCCGACTTGAGCGGCAGCGAGAGCTTGCCCGACACGCAGCGATTGAGACGGCAGACGAGCGTTTCGCCGTTGTAGCTGTTCTGCAGCAGCAACATGAAGGATGGCGTGTAGCCCATCACCTCGTTGGTGAGCGTCCACACCTGGCCGCCGGAAGCGGCGCTGTATTCATAGCTGATCTTGACGACCTTGCCGGTGTCGGCCGCGGCGAAGGTGTAGGCTCCGGTGCTGGTGTTCACCGAATACTGGCCGGTGGCGGGGGCGCTGGCGACGCGCGTGAGCTGCACGCCGGTGGCGTCGAACATCACGCCCAGGTCGGCGACGTAGGTGCCGCTGTTCGGCGGCGTCATGGTCAGCTGGAAGGGCGTGGCCGGGATGGTTCCGGCGGAATCGAACACGGCGGCCTTGATGCCGGAAGTGGCGGTCTTGCCGAAGAACAGCGAACCGAGGATGCCGCCGTCGATCTCGGCATACTTGGCCTTGATCTCGGTCTTGCCCTTGCCCTGGCCGACCGCGATCGGGTAGCGCTTCGAGCCGTAGAGCGTCTTGAGTTCGACCGACAGGTCGAGGGCGATGTCCTGCATGGTGCCGAGCACCACGGGCGTGGGATTGGTGATCGCCGTGCCGTCGGCCAGGTGGGTCGGGACGGCAATGAGTTTTCCTGCTCCGAAGTTGATCATGGGATCTCCTAGCTAAGTTGCCGGGTCAAGTCCCCCGGTCGGACAAAAACCTGCATCTGGTAGCGGGCCGTCAGGCGGCCGATCACGCGGTCGGCGCTGTCGCCCTGGGCATCAGTGCCGGTGCAGCGCAGTCCGCGCGCCAGCGCGGCGAGCGTCGTGTCGACCACCAGCACGGCATGCGCCGCCATGTGCAGCGCGTCGGCGGCGGTTTCCCAGTCGCCCAGCGTGGCCACGTTTAGCTCGAGATCGAAGCTGACGACGACGCGCTCGCCGGTTTCGCCGATCCGCTCGTGAGTGGTGTCGGCGCGCCGGACGTTGATCGCCGGCAGCTCGCTATCGCCGAAAGCGTCGTCGCGGCCGCGCTCGACATGCGCGCCGGCCGGCGTGGCATTCAGCAGCACCGCCTGCACCCGCGCCAGGACCCGTTCGGCAACGCTCGCCGCCATGGTTCAGCTCACCCGCCGCAGCATCAGGCGCAGCAGCCCGTGTTCGGGATGCAGCTCGGTCACCGAGTAGGCGGCGTGCGCCAGGTTGAGCGATGCGCAACTGATCAGCAGGACATCGCCGCGCCCGAGCGCCGCAAGCGCCTGGGCATCGGCGCTGAACGTCGGCTGCGATGCCGACTGGCCCAGCACATCCTGGTAGTCGGCATCGAAGGTGCCGTGGATCGTCTCGCCGCCGGCGAGTAGCGCCACCGCGTTCGCCAGGTGTTTGACGACCGCGGCATTGAGGCGCGCTTCGGCGGCGGCGAAGGACACGGCCGTGCGTCTCAGGCGTTGATCTTGATGTTGACCGTCGCCACGCCGCTGCCGGATGCCTCGGTGGCGTAACCGGCCAGCGTGTTGCCGCTGGCGGTGGTGGTCAGCCGGCTGTTGGTGTTGTCCCAGTAGAGCGCGGCGCCCTGGGTAACGGCGTCGGTGCTCAACTTGGCAATCGTGAAGACGCCGGTGACCTGGACGGGACCGGTGGCGCCGTTGGCGATGGCGGCACGGGCGACGCCGATGCGCACGCCCATCAGGACAACTTGCCCGGAGGCGATGTTGGCGCCGGCGGTGTAGTCGATGACGTCGCCGGGCTGGACAAACTTGGTGGTCATGTTGATTCTCCTGTCTGGTTGAGACGGGCCGGCAGGCTGCCGGCCCGGTCAAGGTTTAGCCGGCGTTGGTGACCGCGCCGCGGTAGTCGATGGCGGCGACGCCGAAGTCGAGGCGCACCTTCCAGCGCGATCCGTCGACATCGAACCCATCCTGCAGCTCGAGATACGGGTCTTGCGCGCCATCGAGGAAGGCGACCTCGAGGACGGGCGCCTCGGCCGGATCGGCGAACAGGTAGCGGCGCGAACCCGTAATGCGCGGGGTATCGACCACGTCGCGCACCAGGTTGCGCACGATGTTCGGCTTCTGCAGCTTGCCGGTGGTGTCGGGGTCGTACTCGGCGCCGACGATGCCGCGCGCCGTGCCGCCCAGGCTGAGGCCCACCAGCAACACGGCCGGCATCAGGTCGAGATAGTCGTTGCCGCCGACATCCTTCTGGCTGGCCAGCGCCACGCGATCGAGATCGAGCGCGGCCATCGTGATGGCGGCCTGAGTCGTGATGTTGTTGTGGTTGGCGTGGAACAGCGTGTAGGTGTCGCTCATGATCGGGCCCAGGCCGCCGTTGAGCGCCAGCAGGGCATGCACGTCGCTTTCGATGGTGCGCGCCGCGGCGCGGCCCAGGCTGGCCGACAGGCCGACGAAGGCGCCCAGGTCGTCGTTGATGATCGCCTGGCGCGACAGGTTGATGATGTTGCCCTTGGTGCCGGCCGTGATGCTCGACTTCTCGCCGTCGGGAATCGTCTTGTTCTTGTACTCGCCCAGCTCTGTCACCGCGTCCAGGTTGGACAGGCTGCCGACACGATAGCGATTGCTGGCGCGGAAATCGGACACCGAGCCGATATTGCAGAAGCGCTTCCAGGTCAGGGCGGCCACGGCGTAGGCGGACTGCAGCGCCTTGTGCATGGTGTTTTCGAGCAGGATCGGGAAATCCGAACCCGACTGGGTGAAGGCCGCGGCCACCACTTCCATCTGGTTCATGCCGTCCACCTTGACGCCGGCGCGCTCGGCGGCGGCGCGGGCCAGGTCGATCAGCTTGGCGCCCCGATACGGGTTCGAGGCATCGACGCGGATAAATTCGCCGCCGCGATCACGGACTGCCGCACGCGCCAGCAGCGCCTGCGCGGCCGCGCCGCGCCGCTTGTCGGTTTCGTCTTCGACCGTCACGATGACCGGATGCGCTCCGGCCGGCACGGCAGGCGCGGTGTCCTTGGCCAGGTGGGTGAGCAGCTTCGCGTTGGCGGCCTCGACGGTGATGGCCGGGTCGGCCAGAATGTCGGTCTGCAATGCCGCCACGCCTTCACGGGTGGCGAACGGCTTGAAAAATGCCAGGATTTCGGCATTCATTTCCTTGGTGCGGGCAAACGGCGTAGCGGCAGGGGCCGCCGGGGTGACTTCAGGCATGGTGTTCTCCTGATGGATGGCGGCGGCTGCCGCCGGGGTTGAAAAACGGGAAAGGTCGTAGCTGCGCGCGATGCTGGCCGCGACATTGACGGCCGGGCCGACGCTGTCGCAGAAGCCTTCGGCCTGCGCTTCGTCGGCGGTGAACCAGTGGTCCTTGCCATCGGTGAGCAGGGCCATGCACTCGTCGCGGCTTTTGCCGCTCTTGGCGGCATAGCTGGTGGCCATCGCCGCGGCATACTTGTCGAGCATGTCGGCCTGGTCGCGCAGTTCGGCGGAGTTGCCGATGGCGACGCCCCAGGGCGCATGGATCATCAGCATGGCGTTCTCGGCCATGGTGACGGTATCGCCGGACATGGCGATATAGCCGGCGCAGGAAATGGCGACGCCGTCGACCTGGACATCGATCGCGGCGGGGTGGCGCTTCAGGGCATTGAAGATGGCCAGGCCATCGGGCACCGAGCCGCCGTAGCTGTTGATGCGCAGGGTGATGGCATCGACATCGAGGGCCGCCAGCTCGCGCACCAGGTCGGCGGCGACGACGCCGTTCTCGTCCCAGCGGTCGCCGATGTTGCCGTAGATGTAGATTTCAGCAGCGCGCGATCCGGCCGCGGACGCCTCGCCCCGGGCCTTGATCTCGTACCACTTCGCAGTCGTCTGTGCAGTTGGGTTGGGCATCGCGCCTCCTTCGTGAATGAAGCGAAGGATGGCGGTTTGCCTTTGCCATTTCTCGCAAAAATGGCAAAACTTGAAACCGGCTCAGTCGATGTGCCCCTGCACGATCGTCACCGGGATGAACCAGGTCTGCTTGATCGCGTCATCCACCTGCAGTTCGAGCAGCGCGGGCCCGAACTCGGCGACGGATGCCGTCGCGTCCGGCAGCATTTCAGCGACGACCAGCGACGCCGCCCAGTCGGCACCGGCCGCTGTGCGCGACTGCTCCACCGCAGCGGTCAGCGCCCGCTTGTGGTCGAGCGAAACCAGCCGCGCCTGCACCGTGCCGGCACCGCCGATGGCGAAAGGCTGGTCGTTGATGTGCAGCTGCACCGGCTGGCGTAGGTCGTCGCCGGTGACGATGGTGGGGGTGGTCATGTGAGGTTGCTCCGAACAGGACCGGCGGCGCGGTCAATGGTGATGGCTGTGGCAATACGGTCGGCGGTGACGGCGGCGCGAAGATTGATAGCGCCAAAATTCAGCAGCACGGTATCGAGCATCTGGGTATGCGCAACATCGGCAATCGCCAGATCCACGCTGCCATAAAACCCGAGCGCAACCATATCCAGCGAATGCTCGTGCAGCAGATCTGCCACGGCAAGGTTCGCCACCCCCGGCAGCGGCGCATCCAGTACCACGGCATCAAGCCCGTGCGCATGGCTCAGGTCACCAACGACGAGAGTGGTAGAGCCGGTCGTCGCCAGGGTCACAGCGTCAATTGCATGCGCATGACTCAAATCGCCGACCGCAAGATCGACGCTGCCGCCGGCCGGCAGACTCAGCACCGCCGCGTCAAGCGCATGCCCGTGGCTCAGATCGGCGACCGTCAGGCTGACGCTGCTCGTGCCGACCGAAAGGTAGACAGTGCCGGTGCCGGAGTAGACGCCATCTTCGTACAGTAGATAGACGAAGGTGTAGATGCCGTCCGCGACGCCGGTGGCGTCCCACACGAATGAGCCGTCTGGGAACAGTGTCAGCGCCCCGGCGCTCGGCGGCGTGACCAGTTCCCATGCGTATTCCGACGCCGGGAGGATGCCGTCGTTGAGCAGCGGCGACGGGCCGTAGTCGCCGCTCGTCGGGATGTCCGCACCCAACACGCCCAGCCCGGCGTAGGGGCTGACGGCGAAGGCGCCAGAGAGCAGCGGCGAGGATGCGGTGCGGAAGCTCATCATGCCACCGTGAATTTCGCTTCGCCACGCGATCCGTCAGGCAGCACCACGCGCACGCTGTAGTCGCCGGCCACAATGGCCGCGTCCGACACCGTGAAGTCACCGCTGCCGTTCGTGGTGACGCTGGCGCTTGAATAAACCAGTGCCCCGGTGGTTTCGTTGTTCACGAACACCTTGATGCCCGACACATTCGCCTGCAATGCGCCGCCCGGCCACGACTTGACCGCCTGTACCGTGATCGATCCGGCCGTGCCGGACACCGTGAGGGTGACGCCATCGACGGCGTGCGCATGGGTCAGGTCTGCCGTCGTCAGGCTGGCGCTGCCGCTGGGCTCAAGTGCTGGCGCATCGAGGCTGTGCGCGTGCGCGAGATCGGCCACGGTCAGGTCGGTGGCGGTCGGCCCGCTGCTGATGTAGTCCCAGGCGCCGATGGTCGGCGGATCGAGGCGCGTCGTGCCCACGATGTCCGTGGCAATGTCGGCATCCGCCACGCCCGCGCCGATCAGGTTGCTGCCGGCCTTGACGCGGAAATCGTGCGTGCCGCCCGAAATGTTGTTGCTCTCGAACTGGTTCGTGTAGGTCAGGCTGTGCGTGCCCGTGACGTTCGTCGGGAATGAGGTCTGGTCGGTGGCGTTGTTGGTCGATCCGGTAAAGCTGGTGCCGTAGGGCGCCGCGCTCATGCCGAACCATGCAGAATCCTTGATGGTCAGCGGCCGGTATTCCATCCTGATCGGGTAGCCCGCCGTACTGTTGGCGACGAATGTGCAGCCCTTGACGATGGCCGTCGTCGTGCCGCCCGCCGTGGATCGGCAGCCACCGGAGCCTGACGAGATCAGCAGCGAGTTGTACAGACGCGGTTCGCTACCGGCCTGCGCGCCGTTCATGCAGCGGTCGACGGTCTGGATGACGCAGTCGCGCAACGTCAGGCGCTTGCCGAAGACGACACCATAGTTGGTCGTCTGCCCTGCCGTGTGTTGAATCTGAAGCCCCTCAAGTTCGACATCTGCGATGCCGATGTCAAGCACCTGACCGTAGTCGCTCTTGGTCAGCAGAATTCCGTTGCTGGCATTTGGACGCAGCGCATTGGTCAGCTTGTTCGTGTGATCTTTGAACGATGCGCCCGGGGCACACTTGAGCCGGACGCAGCGCGTGGCATCGGTCGTTCTGGCGCCAAGCGCGAACCCAGCTTGCGGCGGTGTGATCGTGTTCCCGCTGTCGGGGTAGATCACGCCTTCCCAAAGCTCGTCGAGCGCCACCAGGTCGGCGGGAACTGCGGCGAAGAAGTCGTTGATCGTGGCGTAGTCGCGCCCGCTGGCGCCGATGGTCTTGGTGACGGTGGTTGCCATTACAGAATCCCCTCGGGGCGAAAGGCTTGAACGGGGCCGGTGATCTCGTCAGGCCAGAACACGAACGAGCGGCTGACGGCATCCCACTGCATGCGGTTGTACATCATGCTGCGAGGCCGGGCGCCGGGCGACTGCACCGCGCCGCTGACGAACGCATGCTCTGTCAGCGTCCAGGTGCCGGTCAGGTAGTCGTTCTGCGTGACCGCGCCGACCGGCGGCGCCAGACGCCAATACTTGTTCGAGCCGTGCTCGCCGTTGATGATGTACAGGCACTTGTCGACCGGGCAGTAGGACCAGCCGAGATACTGGTTGTTGCCGAGGCTGGTCAGCGGCCACGTCGTCACGGCATTGACGGTCAGCTCGGTGCGTGCGAACGAGCCTGAGCCGACGATTGCATCGAATGGCGTGGCGAAGAACCGATACCTGACCCATGCATCGCGCGTGGTCCATGACGAGGTGCCAGCATCATCGACGTGCGCCGGGACGATGTGCAGCCGCGAGGCTTTGTGCAGCAACTGCCCGCCGCCATCAGTGGTGTAGAAGGCCGAGGCCGATGCTGTGCGGGTGGTCCATGTCCGAGCATCGACATCGAGCACGCGGTAGGTTGTCGAGGCGATCTCTCCGTTGCCGAAATAAACCACCTTGCGCGTCTGCGCGTCAAAGACCGGGCTGCCCAGCGGCGAGGTCGGGCGCTGGTTGAGCCGGCTCCAGGTCTGCGTGTCGTAGTCGAAGATGTGCCCGCCGAAGTTGCCGGAGTTGGCCAGCACGCCGGTATAGGAGCCGGCGAGCAGAAGTGCGCCCTTGCTGTTTCCGACCAGACTCGCGGGCAGATGGACCATTCCGGCACGGGTATGCGACGGCACCGGCTGAATCTTTCCCGCTCGACCGTAACCGGAAGGCCAGCCAGACCAACTTCCGTTCAGGTCGCCCCAGTCGTAGTCGTACTGCTCGGGCGGGTAGTAAGACTCCATCTGCGCCTTGGTCGGCGGCTGCGGAATACCGGAGTCCAGCACCAGTTCAAAACCATCAAAAGGCAGCGGCGTATCCAGCCACTTCCAGCGCAGGTCTTTCAGGTCGAAGCAGTACGGGGCGCAGACGTTGATCGAGGCATGCCCGGCACCGTACATGACGATCTGCCGCGTGTCCGAGTTGAACGACGAGCCGCAGTAGCCGTAGTGTGAAAACCATCCGTAGGATACGTTCCCGGCGTTGTACGGGTTCAGGTTCGGCGCATTCGGGTTCCACGACTGATAGGCCGGGCTGATCTCGGCGCAGGTTGCGCCCTGGTTAGTTCCGAAGTATCCCGGGGCCTGCGAAATCTGCTTGATCTGGCCGGCAGATGGCGCCCATGCAGGCACGACGCCGCGTCCGGCCGCGAGGATGCTGCCGGACGGACAGGCGTAGTGGTCGATGCCGGGAGTGGCCACGTTTTACGTCGGGTCGAAGAAGCGCACGGCCCAAGCCGGGAAGTTGACCGTGTTCGCGCCATTCGCGGTCAGCGCCTGCGACGTGCAGGTCGTGACTTCGACCAGCCGCGAGTTGGTGTCATCCACCAGCACGACGTGAGTGGCTGTGCCGCTGGTATCGATCAACGCGCCGGACTTCGCGGCGAGCGTAGCCTTGCGGCCGCCTCCTTCATTGTCAGCGATGGTGAAGTCGACACTACCAACTGCAATGTCGGCCAGCGCGACGGCGGCGACGCCCGCATAGTTGGCAGGTTCGGCGGAACATGCGATCTGGCGCTGGGAATTGCTTTGGACGAAACCGAGGGCGGCATCGAATACAACGTCGGGCGTTGCTTTAGCCATGATGGTCTACTCCTGTGGCGTGGGTGAGATCGGCAACGGCGAGATCGACCGATGCGGGGGTGGCGACTTCCGGCGCCGGGTTGCCGTCAGCCGCCCAACCGGCCGCGATGAAGCGCTCGGCATCGGCATCGGACACGGTGCGCGCGTCTCCGGCGTGGTAGGTGTCGTAGCCGTCGCGAAAGGTGATGAGGATCTGGATTCTTCGGGTGGTCATGGTTGAGTCTCCTGTGTGTCGTCAGAAGTCGGCGCTGGCGGGACGGCAGGTGCCGTGGCCTTGCCGGCATCGACAGGGATGCCGCGGGCTTCTTTTTCCTGAAGCCAGCGGGATTGCTGCTCGAGCACGTCGATGGGGTTGCCGCCGCGCTTGCGGATGATTTCCGGGCCGCTGATGTAGGCGCGGTCTTCCTGCTTGGCCCAGGCTTCGGATTCCTTGAGGGGATCGATCCAGGGCATTTGCGGCGGGATGTAGATCGCGTCGTCGGCTGTTTCCGGTATGACGTCTTGCGGGCGGCGCACGGCGCCGGAGAGCAGCGCCAGGGCAACGAACTTTTCGTAGATGGGGCGGCTGATGCGGCTGATGAACTCAGACGACAGGGTTTGATAGGCCATCCAGCCTTCGACCAACTCCTGGCGCTGGGCGCTGTAGGTGCCGTCGTAGGTCTTGGCCAGGCTGCTGAAGGTGGGGCCGGTGCCGGCGGCCACGGCCTTGAGTTGGCCGCTGCGGTAGGTTTCCAGATTCGGGTTCGGCCGGTTGGTGTCGATGACGCCGATCTCTTCGCCGGGACGCAGGTCGTCGAAGACCATGCCGGGGCGGAACTTCATCTGCCGCTGCGCCGCTGTGCCGTCGCCGGGGTCGTACATGTCGGGCGCGCCCTTCTTGATGAAGGCGGCCATCGAGGCCGCCACCTTGGCGGCGATGCGTTCGGATTCCTCGTAGTCCTTGAGGTCGTCGAAGCGATTGAGCACCGAGGCGAAGATCGAGACGCCACGCAGCTGGCGGATGCGGTGGCGTGTGGCCAGGTGCAGCATGCGCTCGGCCGGCAGGCGCTTGGTCTGCCCCTTGCCGGAGACCGGGCCGGACTCCACCGGGTTGGCCTTGTAAACGTGATAGCCGATGGGGCGGCCCCAGGCGTTGATCTCGATGCCCTGCTGGATCAGCGGCGCTACGGAGTGCAGTTCCATCGGCACGAAATCCGGCTCCATCATTTCGATGGAGAGCGGTACGCGCGTGCCGTGGTCGATCCAGGGCGCCGGGCCTTCGACGGTCTGCCCGAACACTTCGCCATCGCGGAACCAGACCCGGGCCAGCATGCGCTCCATGCTCGGGCGGTCGTGCATCCAGGTGACTTCCGGGTTGCGCGACCAGTCCTTCCACAGGTCGAGCAGATCGCGCGCGAACTCGAGATGGATGCTGCCATCGGCGCGCCGCGGCTGCGGCTCGACGCCGATGCCATTGGCGCCGACGACGTTGTTGACCAGCGTGTTGAGCACGCCGAGCGCGATGTCGTAGTTCTGCTCGAAGTGGCGCGCCTGCTGGCGCAAGGATGATCCGGCGCGCAGGATGGCGTCGTTGCCGCTGCCGGTTTCGCGGCGGTTCTTGCGCAGGCGATCGGACTTGGCGGCTTCGTAGTAGGCGAGCACGCGCCGGGCATGGGCGCGCTTCAACGCGGCGCCGGGCGCGAGGTATTCGATGGCTTTGTCGATGATGTTGGCCATGTCGTCAGTCGTCCGAGAAGTCGGCCAACTGGTGGCGCGGATAGAGGCGGGCCGTCGCCGCTTGCGCGGCCAGCCCGGAGGCCACCAGTTCGCGCGCCGTCTTCAGCTCGTCGATGCTGCGGTAGGTGACCTGCCGGTCATTGGTGCGAATGGTGAGTTCGCCAGAGGCAATGGCGCGGTCGAGCGCTGCCAGGTCGTCGTTGGTAAAGGCCATGTAGGTCTCCTGCAGGGAGTGCAGGCATCATGGCTTTTCGGCTTTGCCATTTCTCGCGAAAGTGGCAAAACCTCTCAGCGCCGGTTGATGATGCGGTACAGCGTGCGCTGGCTGATGTTGTGGGTGCGCATCACCTCGGCATGGTTGCGGCCGTTGAAGTCGCGCAGCACCGCGGTGTCGCGCACTTCGCGGATCTCGCGCGCGGGAATGTAGAAGCCGCCCATGTGCCGCCGCAAGCCGGCGGCCAGCTCGTCCGCCATCGGCACCGCGACCTTTTCCGGCAGGCCGAGGCTTTCGCGGATGATGCGCACCAGGTCATTATGGAAGTTGACGGCGGCGTCCTTCTCCAGGGTGATCGAGGTTATGCGGCTCACAGGTTCCATCCTTCATTGCCAAAGCCGTGGTCGGCGGGTTGCGGGTGTGGGGGCGGCACAATGGCCAGAGAGGGTGCAGACGTTTGCACATGATCTGCCGGCGACGGCGCGGCGGCGAACAGGTCGCGCGTCGGCGGATCGAGCTTGGCGCGCAGCGCGGCCCAGTCGTGCGGCTGCTTGCGGTGCAGGCCCAAGAAGTAGGCGGCGGCCAGGTTATAGACAGACAGGTCGAGCGCCTCATTGCGGTCGGCCTTGTTCTTCACCCACTCGCTGATCTTGTGGCCCTTGCGGTAGCGCGTCAGGCGCCGCTCGGCGGTGAGCTGGCTGAAGAATTCGTCGGGCAGGTCTTTCGAGAAATGGATGGCGCCGGGCCCGGCCGTCAGCAGCCAGCGGCTGGCCAGCCAGTCCTTGGCGGTGTCGGTTCCGACGAACCACAGTTCGACACCATGGCGCTCGGAGCGGCCACGGAAGTTGATGTCCTGCTTGCGCGGCCGGGCCGCGATGACCGGCTGGCCGGGGCGGCTGGCGCCCTTGATGGCCAGCACCTTGCGGTTGCGCCGGACGCGACAGTAGTTGTAAACGTCCTGGGTGTTGTGGCCGCCGGAGTCGACCAGCGCGGCCGAGATCGGCAGCGGGATGCCGGACGGGTGCGGCAGCGTGCCCTGCAGCACGCCGTCGAGATCGCGCCAGACGGCATCCTCGGAGGGCGCCCCCCACAGCACCTGGTGATCGATGACCCAGCGCTCGAGGCCTTCGCCCCAGCCGTAGATATCGACCTCGATGCGGTTCGGCTGCACGTCGGCGGCGGCCGTCAGCACCAGCACCTCGCGCGGCAGGGTGCGCAGCGCATAGGCTTCTGCGCGCAGCTTGAGCTGGTCGGCCTTGGCGGTTTCATCGCTCGGGTTCCAGCAGCGCGCCAGGCGCGTGTTGTAGAACACCTGCATCGGCTCCTGGTCGCCCTGGTCGCGCGCGGCCTTGGCCTTGACGTACTGCCGCGCCATCGACAGCCAGGACAGCCATCCGAGCGGCGCGTATTGCGCCGGGAAGTGGAAGCTGACGGTGCGGCCGTCGCCGCGGGCCTGGGCGATCCAGCGGCCGGCGGCCAGCAGGTGCGGCTTCTCGTGCTCATGGATCTCGGCACCGCACTCGGGGCAGACGAACCAGGCCTCGGTCAGATCCGGCGTCCAGCGGCAGGATTCCCATTCAAGGACATGCTCGTGCTCGCAGTGCGGGCAGGCGATATGGAACTTGCGCTGGTCGCCATCCTTGAACAGCGCATCGATGCGGCTGGCGCCTTCCAGCGTCGGCGAGCTGGAGAAGTAGATCTTGGCGTTGTACTCGAAGGTGCTGGTGCGCGCTTCGGCAAGCTCAACCGGGTCGCCTTCGCCATCGACGCTGGCATCCCAGCGGTCGACCTCGTCGCCCCAGACATAGCGCGCCGGGATCTCGGCCAGGTTCGAGGCGCTGCCGGCGGTGGTGATGTAGAGCGTGCCACCGTCGAACTCCTTGGTGTCCATTGTGTTCTTGGAGTCGCGGCTGCGCGGTTCGGCGACGCGATCCTTGAGCACTGGCACCGCGCGGATGACTTCGCTGATCCGGCTCGACACGCGCTTGGCTATGTTCGACGTCGGCAGCAGCGTCAGGATATTGGCCGGCGCCTGGTGAATGCTGCCGCCCACCCAGTTGAGCCCGACCTGCGTTTTCATCAGCTGCGAGGCGCCCATCACCACCACGCGCCGGCACGGATGCAGCGGCGACAAGCAGCGCATCACCTCGCGGGCATAGGGCGTGCGGTCGGTGCGGTAGGGGCCAGGGTGCGCGGCGCCAGACTTCTTCGGGATGACCATGTGGGCATCGGCCCACTCGTCGATCCACATGTCCGGATCCGGCTCGATACCTTTGCTGAAGCCGTCCAGGTAGGCCAGGAAGCCGTCCGCGATCGCGCCCATCAGACTTTCGCCTTCTCCAGACCGGTGCGGGTCAGGCGCGTCAGGTTGTCGAGTACCTTGCGCAGCTCGTCACGCATGCGCGCCTCGATCGCCTGCGGCTCGGCCATGGCCGCCAGCTCGGTGGCCAGTCCGCTCGGCACCGACAGGATCATGTCGCGCAGCAGCCGGCCGGCCTCATAGGCGGCACGCTCGACCGCATCGCGCCTCACCAGGCCGCCCGACATCTCCTCAAGCTGCAGCTCGGCCTTGGCCGCCTCGGCGATTTCGCGCCGCGTCTTGGCATCCCAATACAGGCTGCCCTCGCGTTCGCCACCAGGCGAGCCGGATCCGCCAGCGCCAGTACCGACACCATGGCCACCAGACGGTGGCGGCGCCACATCGCGACCGGCGTTCGCCCTGGCCGACTGGTCCGGATCCGTGTTGCGGCCCCACTGGATATCGGCCACCTCGGCATCGATCTTCGGCTTACCCTTCTCATCGACGACCGTGGTGATCCTGCCGCTCTCGATCGCCTTCTGGACCGCGCGCAAAGTGATCCCAGGCAACCCGCGAGCCTCACGGTACCTGGCATATTCACGCAATCCCAACAACTGACGACCCATGTCGACTACCCTTTAGCCTGAATGACACCCACACTGACGACCCCGCCAAACCCCAGCCACTAACCCAAACTCGCGGTCGTTTCGCCCCGTATGAGGTAAGGCCAGGGAGGACCCGCAAAACAAAAGAGCAGAC